GTATTTCACACACATCGGGTATCTTACCCTAACTTGTTATCGGCACAAGTTCTTCCTCTCGATTTAAAAGAACTAGCTATCAAGCGTTTACGTGCAGTTAGTTATCGAGTACCTAATTTTAAATACGTTAAAGAAAATCCGAGATTGTTAGAATACACATTAGAACAGATACAATACAATATCAATTATTTAGAATCAAAAGATCTAAGTCATTTATTTCACAAAAGTGTAGATTTTAACCATCGATTAGATCGAAGCAGAAAACAAAAATCATTTGAAGAAGTTAACCCGGAGTTTAGCTCATATATATGGAAAGAATAACATCTCGTTGGCCCCATCAAGATTCTATTAAAGTTGAATGGAATATTGGAAAGCGTTGTAATTATGATTGTTCGTATTGCCCTAATGAAATACACGATCTCACAAGCCCACATGCTGATGTTAGTATTTTAAAAACGGCTATTGATAAATTGTCGTTATTAGGCAAACCTATAAGACTCAGTTTTACAGGTGGTGAACCTTGTATAAATCCTAAAATAGCAGAGCTAATTGATTATGCTCGATATAAAAGCATATATTGGATCAACGTAACTACAAATGGTACTAGAAAATCAGATTGGTATATTAAACAAAATGTCGATCATTACGTGTTTAGCCTACATTTTGAATTTGGATGGCAACGTGTTTTGCAAACTATAATCGATGTGCATAAACGCAGTAACAAAGTAGTTATGGTTAATTTAATGGTACACCCTGATAAGATCGAAGAGGCTAAACTCTCTGCAAGTAAATTAAAACTCTCTGATATAAAATATGTATTACGTAGAATACGTTGGACACAAGGCGACCATGATTTATTTGATGATATGAGATACCACCCTGACGATCTTAAATGGATACTCTCGTTAAATTCTACTGTTGATGGTAATTGTGTTATCGATAATGACACAATCATTCATGCTAATGATGTAATTAAACATAAACTAAATTGCTTTACAGATTGGAATTGCAATGCCGGACTTGAAAGTTTAATGATTAATTGGGATGGAGAAGTTCATCGTGCTACTTGTCGTGTAGGAGGAAGTTTAGGTAACATTTACAATGGGACTTTCGAATTGCCAACTAGTGCTGTTGTGTGTACAAGAAACTGGTGTACATGTGCAGCAGATATACCTTTAACAAAATACAAACTTAATCAAAATCAATCTTCTTAATTACTTGTTGCTGAGGCTTTGAAATTTTATTAATACCACACGATTTTGCACATGTGATTAACTTGGTATCATTCCAGTACTTCAACCAGACCGTTTGCCAAGTCGATGAATTAATTATATCTTGAATAGAGTTTTTTAAAACATTTAATCTATCTATTCCTCCTAGGTCATTCACTAAATCAAAGTACTGAGAATTGATTTTTGATTTTATGTCTGATAACAAACTGTTAGGATCGACATAACTGTAAGGTGCAGACGCTATATAACAACAAGGATACATATGTTTGTTTGCATCTATGTATATTTCTTTTAGTTTTTGAACATAACACGAAATATTAGAATCGTCCACCCACTTCTTAAATCCTTTAATCATTGTTTCATTAACTAATATAACTTCATTATTGGATGGAGGTTCTAAGTAATATTCTATATTGCCGTCTTGATCTAAAACCGAATGCTGTGGTTCTAAGAATCGTGTGCTATTCTTAATGGAAAACGAAGAAAACCCTAATTTCTTTGCAATAAGTTCAGCTTCATGTACTTGATGCTCATTATGTTTGAATTTTATAAAGACCCATTCAGCATTCCCACCGGAATTAATAAAGGAAGTAGCATTTTTAATAATCTGCTTGTAACTCGTACCGATTCTATATAAGTGATGGGTGTCTTCTAAGCCATCTATGCTAAAAATAACTGTATGATTCTCGGGTAATTCTTTAGCTAATGTTTTCCACCATGTTGTACTCCTTAAACTTCCATTTGTATGGATTCTAATTTGTATTTTAGGGTTTACAGATACAGCATACTTACACATATCGATAAGATCGTCATTCAACAGAGGATCTCCAAAATTGCCACAAAAATATATAGAATATAGTTGTAGTAACGTCTTATGGTCGAATACCATCATAAATTCGTTTAATGTCCAATCAGAAATTTTAAGATTAGGATTAGATATGCCTCCTTTATAATTACGAGCACACATCGGACATCTTGCTTGACATCTGCTAGTAATTTCTATATGTACCGCATGTAGTTCTGTAAATAAAAACATTACAAACTGATATCTCCACAATTCTTTGCACAAGTTAGCATTTTCTTATCGTGCCAATATGTATCCCATATTGTTTGCCAAGATTCTGATTCCAAAACTTCTTCTATTGTTTTTTTATTTAAATCGATAGCAGATATGCCTCCTAAATCGCTCAACCATTTATAGAATTCTTCTAAAGATTGAATACGATATTTGTATAATGCTCCAGTTGGATCATAATATTGATAGTGGGCAGCAGCGAAGAAACAACAAGGGTACAAATGCATATATGCATCTACGTATATCTCATTTAATTGTTTTGCAATACATTTAATGTTAACATTCGAAAACCAATTGTCAAAGTTGTTAATTGCATGTTGATCAATAATGTAATGCAATCCATCATCGGGTGGTTCGAGTTTGTACATTAAATTTCCATCCGAATCGTATACTGGAAAATCTGGTTCTAAAAATCTATGGCTAGGAGTTACAATAAACTCTTTAAATCCTAACTCGTTTGCGTATTGTCTAATTTCCTCTACTTGGCGAGCGTTATGCTTGAATTTTAAAAATTTCCAGGTCGCAGTTCCGCCTTCGCCGATAAATGCTTTTGCATTTTTAATTATTTTTTTAAAATTAGTACCAATTCTATAGATATGATTAGTATCTTCTAATCCATCTATACTAAACACAACTGAGTGATTTTTCGGCAATGCTGTATATAATTGCTTCCACCATTCCGTACTACGGATTCCACCATTTGTATTAATTCTAATAACCATTTCAGGGTTCACAGACTTCATGCGTTCGCACATTTTAATTAAGTCGTTGTTCATCAACGGATCGCCAAAACTTCCACAAAAATCCATTTTATCGAGTTGTTTCAAGAATTCATCCGAAAACATCTTATTAAAATCATCGAAAGTCCATTCGATAAGTTTTAACTTAGGATTATCTAACCCACCATTACGGTTTCTTGAACACATTGGGCAACTGGCTTGGCATTTTGTAGTAATTTCGGCAACCACACTCTTAATCTGTTTAACTTTATACATAATAAATATATATCTTATGATCCCTTACTACTTTGAATTAACTGACTTTTTGCCTTTTAAAAAAGAATCCTTAATTGACATATCTTGCTTAACTATTTTAACAGATGTTATAGATGAAAACTTTGTTAGAAAAGACAATTATTCTCCTGATGTTCTAAGTCCTGCATTCTCTGATTATTTAAATGATTTAAGTTTAGAAATAAGAAAAATTATAGTATGGCACTGGAAAACAACTAACCCGTCGATTGCTCATGTGGATTCTGGGCCTACAGGTGAAACTATTAATTCTGCTATAAACTGGACCTTAAACGAAAATCGCACGCAAGTGAACTTTTATGATATTAATGTAGAAGATTATGAAGTTAGTATTGGAAATTCGATAGTTCCTGAATGGAAAATGGATAACGTTGGTTCATTTATACCTATCTATGTTAAAGATGTAACTCCAACGGCAATCTGGAGCGGAACCGAACCGTGCTTAATAAATCCTTTTATTCCGCATATGGTCGAAGCTCCAGAATTGAGAGTAACTGTGTCATTGCAATTTAAAGAAAATCATTCATTCTTGGATGTTATGAATCGAATCGCTCCATCTAGGATAACGACTTAAATCTTCATAAAACTGAAAAGAATTTAATTTCCATACCGATTGAGTTAACCCTCTATAAAAATAATCACCGGCATACGAAAGGATCTTTTTCTTTTTCAATGCAGGGCAGAATATCTTATGCACTAATTGTTGGGTACCTACTTCATTGTTATTCGAAGTAATATATAAATCAGCCCACGGTGGAGCCCATTCTATACAAATCGGAATTAAAAACTGTGCTGTGTAATTTTGATGTGTTGTGATTCCTGTAAGAGTTCGCAATGAGTTGATTGGTAGCATGTCCGAAAACAAGCATGTTCTTGCACAAATGCGATAACTGTTTTCACCCATAATGTCAAATGTATGAGCAGCTACTGACCCTACCGCTTGATCATTATAATAGAAAATCCAAACCTGTTTTTCTGGTTCATTGTTAAAACAATCGACTAGTGCTCTTTGACTACAATTGTTTTTAAATCCCTTAGATTCGGCAATTGAATAAAATGAAGTTAAATCTAGTTCAGGAGTCCAAGGGACTAGTTTATACATATTTTTTACCTATAATCATGTAGCGTGTATATAAGGGCAATTCTAATTCACCGGCCCAATGCACGTCGATATTTGATTGTTCTTTAAATTCATCTAACGATTCTGCAATTCTACAATGCTCAGGAATTTTATAATTGTTACTTTGTACTACAATCGAAGTATCGGGCATTAGAAGATCTAACCATTGTTCATAAGCATCTTGTGATATATGTTCTGCGCTGGTATTAATCGCAACGGGATTATTACCGAAATTCGGATATGTTTCCATCGGACGACATATTGAACGAAATCTTCCCTGCATTTCTTCCAACTTGTTCATAGTACATGCTAGATCTAAACAACCGATGTCGATATCTACACTTTCAATTTTATTAACTGGAATGTTAGATTGAAACAACATACTTGCTAAAACACCAACCCAGCCGCCGTAGATCACTATATCTGCAGGTTCCTGTATGAATGGTTTTAAATTATCAATTAACCATTCTTTACTTTTCAATTGTCCGCCATAAAAGGCTTCTAGTATTCTTAATCGATCGTCACTATTGCGTATAGCGTCCATCCAGAATTTTACATGATCTAGATCTACCTTCATTTAATTAATCTCTTTGTTGTATTAAACTCTTGCTCACAATTACAACACGATTTACTACATATTACAGGAACTAGTAATGGATCAAACTGTTCCTTAAATTTATAATCATACAAGTTGTATTTGTCAGCTCTTCGATATAATGTTTCATTACAAAATGCTGTTATCTCTCCTGTGAATTGAATAACAATATTATCTATACCTATATTACATTCCCAACCATTAAATTTGTTTAATTCGTGAAATAAAATATATTTTTTCTTAACTTGTTTTGTTTTACCATTTTCAAACTTTAATGTTACCTTATAATTGTATTCTTTATTAACTTTCCAAAACCAAAATAAGTTTGGTATCCTTTTTAGATAATTTTTAAGATATTTCTTCTGAATAGGCGAGTAGGTAATTTTTTCATGAATTACCTGTGAAGCAATTATGCTCCATCTACATTTACTAGTTTTTAATTGATTAACAATATCGATCGCTCGATCCCAATTTTCAGAATCCATTAAAACAGATACATCGACATGCACATTTTGTGTATACAATAAATCTGCTACTTCTTTAACATGTCCTACATTAGCATACTTAGGGTGGCAGCTAATTAACACGTGGTCAAAATTCCTACCGTGACAATTCCACCATTCTATAGATTTAGATCCATTTGTAGTGATCATTATACTAATATTGTCGCCTAACCTATTTTTTAGCCTTTTTACAAAATCACTTAGGTGTGGCCAGAGGGTAGGCTCTCCTCCTAATAGATTTAATTGAATTTTTTGTTTTCCGAGATGTTTTTTATAATAATCAATCAACCATAATAAATTATCAGTTACAACATCTATGTCGGGCCACTGCCAATTCCCTGTATTGCTGCCTGGAAAACAATACCAACATTTATAATTGCATACATTGTGAATAGCGTAATTTATTAATAATCTATCTTTAGGCCAATGTTGATCAACTTTTACTAATTTCATTCTTTTCTTTTGGTATTTTACTATCTGCCGAACTTACGCAACTAGGAGTTGTACATATCGTGGGTTCTTTGAATAAACTGAATCCATCTGTTAGTGTTCCTAATATTGTGTCGTGGCAACTATAGCTTCTCTTAACTTCATTACTTCGTATTATAACACTCTGATAACCACTGTTGCAACTCCAACCATAAAATTTGTTAAATCCAAAAGAATTAAATCTTTCTGCCTGATCAAACAAATATTCGACATTATTTTTATCATATAACGCAACTTGAAATATTTCCTCCCCTGCTACCTTTTGCGGAAAACCTGTTTGCATCAATTGAATCATGTTTTCAGTATACCCATCTACTAGTTTGCTTGCAGTAGGATCGCTTTGCGGTTTTAAGGTTACATTAATTCCTTGCTCGTTAAATCTTGCACACCTCGAATACAATTCATAAAATTGATTCGGAATCATCACTTGGTTAATAGTAACATGGATGCCGTTATCCATTAAAAATAGAATCTTCTCACTAAATTCAGATTCATCGGCAAATTCAGCATGATAACTAGCCGTAATAGATCTTCTGTTTAAATTAGAAGTAGAAAGTATCCATTTTTTCCAAAATACTTGTCCTGGACTAAGGTTAGTAGTCATATGAATACTTTGAGACGACCCGTCATCTAGATGATCAACCAGATCCGGTAAATATTTATATGCAGTAGGCTCACCTCCGCTAAAG